TATTATCCTTTAAATAACGAAGACGGAACTAAAATAAGTCGTCATAATCCTTTTCGTGTTCTTTTATCTAATATTTTGAATGAAAATATTATTGATTCAAGTAATCATGTTATGCGACGCGAACATTTAAATAAATATGTAAATCCAATTATGGATTATTATTACAGTGAAAATGTAGATAATATATTTTATTTACAATATCAAACAAATGAATACGATGCTTCGAATGAATATATTCATAAATATGCAGGTCCATTATTTTTTGATATTTCCAATGCAATTACAAACAATGATTTATTTTCCAACCCGACATTAAGTTCCGAAAATGTCTTGACAAAAACGTATGAAAATGATTATGATGATTATGTGTTTTATGCATTACCAGAAGATGTAAGCGGTGGTTACCGTGAATATGACTTGAGCGATAATCAGTTTGCGGATACAAAAGGGGATATTTATACATTAATTGATACTTATACTACAAAAACAATAGTTGATTTGGAATCATTTAACTCTAAATTAATTCCATTTCATTTTATAAATGGTGATTCATTAAATCTTATTGCAACGTACAAGCCCATAGAAAGTGATATATGTGGAACAAACGCACAAGAAGTATCTATACCATCGCGATCTTATAAAATAAAAATTAAATTAACAAATTATTATTATGATTATGATAAAACAACAAATTCTTATTTCATTTTTTACAATAAAGATAAATATGACGAAGGTATATTAAGTTCGGCCAATGTATTACATAGCACATTTCAAAATAGCGGGGATCCTGTATTAACAACAAATGGATGGAATTATACATTAGATTATGATAATAACAATGATCCAAAGAGACAAATAGAAGAAATTTCATCTCTATATAATTCAACGTTACCACATATAGTACAAGCTTTTCATATTCAATTATTAGATGAAAATACATCAAATAATTATAATTTTGGTGTATCTGATTTGAAAATGGGTCATTTATTAACAGACCATTTTGTTGACGTTAGTGGAGCCGGATTTCAATGGCAAACGCAAGATACTTCAAATAGTATTCTCATTGTGAATGATCCAAATAGTAATGTATATTATATTTCCAATTCATCATCGAATGATTTTATTGAAGACGTTGATGGTATAGGTATTAATACTCAAAATGATCCAATATTTGTATTTCAGTTTTTGATAAATAAACCTATCAATAATGATACATTTTTTAATATAGAAATTGATTCGTTTACCAATAATAAAAAGAAAAATGCGTCTGGTACATTAATGTACGACCATCGCATGACATTAAGACCAAAATTACAAGAATTTACCCAAAGTTTTTATGTGCCTGCTTTAAATCAGACATTTGAAGTTTCCCAGATTAATTCATCTTCCAATTTATTTTTAGTATATCCACCCAATAAGATTTCTTCGTTTCAAGAAGATGTTTCTAATAATCCATCCACTTATGATATTAGCGGATACAACAACTTATTTGGTGGTTTGTATATAGATTCTGTTTCAAAAAATGATGAAGCGAGTGAACTATTGAATAACAATGATATTACGTGGTACACAAATAGTCCAGTTTCTCGAATTCAGTTTTATTTGCGTTCACACACGGGTGAATCCGCAACATTTGATCCTACCGATTTTACACTACGAAACATAAAAATAAATGTCAATTCAACCATATTGGACTATAGATACTATAGTTCTTAATAAATTCGTTGCTTATAAAAAGTGCCATTTAGTCCACACAAATTCTCATTTAAACGCACATCTTCTACATTCATATAGAGGTCTGTTTCGCAATAATGATCGTTTGGATTATCCACTATGTATGGTTTATCCATATAAATAAAGTGGCGACATTTTGCACTTAAAGGTGATACAAAATGTACGAATTTACAAGTTCTACATTTTGTATAAATAGGTATACACATGGCGAATGATTTCCAAAATGATACCATTATGACTGATATTGTTTTTTAGTTTTTATATTTCTTTTTTTGTTGTTTCTTTTACGGGAACGGCGACCTCCAAACATATTACTCACTTGAACGGTTTGGTAAGGAGAAAATCTATTAATATAAGAAGGAGTTATGGCAATATAAGTTGGAATAACTATATTGCCTTGTTGTGCTGCTTGTCTAGCTTCATGATGGCTCGTAAAGATTTGCACTGGTGATCTAGCAACTGGTGCACGCAAATGTGGCATTTGTTGTCTTTGTGGTCTTCGTGGTGGTGGTGGTGGTATTAGTTTAGTTCGTTTTTCTGGCGGAGGTGTTGCATGTAGTCCTTCAATAAATCTAAGATTTTTTTCAAGAAGATTATTCGTATTATGTTTACTCATACTATATATAATACATACATATAAAATATAAACAAATGTCAATAAACTAAAGATATATGAGTAAGTTCGATTTATCAGTTTTAGAATTATTACAAGATAAATTTACAGAATTAGAAAATCAGATATCAGATAGAGAGAATGAGATTTCAGAACAAGAAAAAGAACTAGCAGTTATTGTAAAAAAGATCCAGGATTTTGAATCTCAAAAAATGTCCTTAGAACTAAAAATAAACGAAACCAAAGAGCAATCACATAAACTAAAACAGCTACATCAAGAAACAATATCTCAATATAGTATCGTAAAGGATTCCGCAAACCAATTATTAACATTGTTTGAATAATATGTGTATAATATAAATGAAAAAAATAAGTTTATATTTCAGTTTTTGTATTTTTATACGCTTGTCTCTTATTTTGATTATTTATTATAGTTTACAATTTCACAAACTATGGACTGGACTACTTTTAATCATGGGACTTGGATTTTTATTTCAATATATTACAAAATATCGTAAAAAAGGGGCTTTTAATCAAAATATATGGTGGGATTTTTTGAGACCGTTTCATAGTATTACTCATTTATATTCTGCTTATCTAATATATAATAAAAATACTAATTTCGTTTATGTGTTATTACTTGATGTAATAGTTGGTTTATTATTTCATATGAAATATAGAATATAAATATTTACTTATAATAATATGGATTTAACTATACTTATTATAATTGTATTTATATTTACTATATCATTAGTGTTGCAAACACCTTTAAATAATTATAACTTTAAACCCTCATGGATTGTTAAAACAATAGCAGTATATCTAGCTTTTTTATTATTTTTTTTATCTATGTTTATAAATAATTCTTTGATTAATAAATATTTAACACCATTAATAATTTATATTAATTTTTTGATAATACCTATTATTATGTTAGAAGAATTTTCATATGATTATTTGAAAATTATTTTATTATTAGGTTTTCTTTATATATTAATAACGTTTGATTATAAACGATGGGAAATTAGAAAAGGAATTTTCACAAATCCTGATAAAAAAATTATTGTGTTACAAGCAATAGTATTAACATTCTGGTATATTTTAGCGGATAATAAAAATATTATGAAATCATATACTCGTATCGTATTTGTTATTATTGTATTACTACCTTTTATTTTTCCTATGAAATATTATGGGTATTATAGAATAATAATACTTGCGCCAATTGTAGCGATTGGTAATAGATATTTTGCAGTTAAAAATTAATTCATTTGTTTATTTGGTTTAAATTTCAATGAAGACTATTATACGAAATAATAGTTGGTGTATTATTTCATATAAAATATAGAATATAAACATTAAGTATAATTGAATTTATGATGAATCAATTATACTTATTACCGAATGAAGTTCAACGAAAGATACAATCCTATTTATATTTTTCATATGAAACATCTAAATCTATACAAATTGTGAATTATATCATCAAAAATTATACCTCTATATTGATGAAGGAATTTACTTCTATATTTTTTTATAGATATTCTACTCTTTATTATAGATTGATACAGTTTCTTATGATAAATCCGGATATTAAAAAACATGTGGAGCGATCTATCAATCCATACATGTATGAGTTTTTATATCAACCTTTTCAAGATGATGTCATTTTGAGTAAAGTGAAAAATATCATACAGAAAATGAGTATGATACAAAAACAAAAGGCATATAATTATATCATGTTTGGTAGGGAATTAACGTCTTTTTCTCCGATTCAATGATCTTCGTTTTCTTTTTTTCTTTTTTCGGGTTTTTCCACCAACAACGGCTGAATAATAAGCTGAAAAAAGTATTTTTTTTGTTTTATTTAAAAGTTTCGAAATAATATCGGTTCTTTCTTCACATGTTTTTCCTATTTTACTTGATAAAACAGTTTCAAAAGGTTCCTTTAAATATATATCTACAACACTAGAAATTGTAGTTGTGCTTTTTTTGTCTGGTTTAAATTGACTCATAACAATTTTATCTATGACATATTTAATATTTGTTTCTTTTGATACTTCTGACGTATTTCTTTCTGAAGTATTTTCCTTTAATCGAAATGGACGATTTTGCTTCAATAATATTGAAATTGTTTTTTTTATGATTACGTTTTCTTTTCCATCATCCGGTTGAAGCTTGATTTTTAATTTACCTAAACAATATTGCATGAATTTTGAAAAATACTCACGGTTTGTTAAAATATATAAATCAAAATTATCTTTGTTTTGAATTTTGTCTATTATTTCTTTAGAATTAATTGAATCTTTGAATTTTATCAAATCATATACACTAAATAAGAATTTTTTATGATAAAAAAAAATATCTTTTGTTAATTTCGATTCAGTTATAATATTTTTCAGTTGTAAATATTTCAATTGGGTTTCAGTCTTTTTATTTTCATTCTCTCCACTGTGTGAAATTTTATATAATTTCCCTCTATCGGTTACTTTCATTTCCGAATCCTTGATTGTAGCTTCGTACATTACTTCATCTTTGCTTGGAGATACCAAAGATTTCAAAGACATTGTAATGGGACTTTCATTATTATTAATATACTTAATACCAGCAAAAATTTGTGGTTCTTTCAGTAATTCTTTTACTATTTTATATTTTATCTTATCGTCTTTATCTCCAACTAGATATCTATCGTTTGTAATAAATTTTTCATTTTTCTTGAAATATTCTTGTTTATTTGAAATTGAAGAATAATGTAATTTATATACAATTTTAAGTTTATTTAGATCTCCACCAAAATCCTGTACTTGTATTAATTTTTCCTCAAATAAATTGAATTCTTTATGATATTGTTGAAGATTATAAAAAAGTATCCACAAAAGGTTCAGTTTCTTATCTTGATTAATATTTTCCGTTATTAATTCTTTATACTTTTTGTTTACCATGTCTTTGAAACGAGGTCCAAAAGATAATTTCAATTCGATTGGGTGTTCGTAACTTTTTGGATTTTTATAATTTTGATTTTTTTCACAAAAATTTTCTATACTTTTAGTGATATATTGACTTCTTATTTCAGTCTTATATTTTTTTTGAAGTTTAACATCATTGAATGAAAAGTTTTTTTCGTCTAATTTTAAAAAATGAATATCTACAATGTTATTCCTATCCTGATTCTCAATGATTCTTTCAAGATATTCCATCTCCTTTTTAAAGTGTTCGAGATATTTTCTATCTTCACTTTTTTGATCGCTAGTATTCTCAACATAAGCATTTAATGTTATCTTTTTTTTATCTTTTTCTATATATCTATTATTTCCAAAATCAACTTGATATATTACTGTTTTTGATGTCCGAAAATTTATACCCGATTCTGGCGGTGGTGTAATAATCATAGGAGAATCATCATTTGATTCTTTCACTTGATTATTTTCCTTCATATTTGTTATCAATTTACCTAAATTGACCTGAATAAAATTAAAATCATATGATGCTTCGTAATCATAGTAATCTTTTTCAAAATTAGATTTATATATATCAAATTTTAATTGATTAAACTTACTTGAATTATCTATGAGTTTATCATAATCAAATTCGTAATAACAGTTACGATATATTTTATTATTCATGTTCTTATATATACAATATTAAATAAAATTTTCTTTATATAACCCTTTATGAACGTGAATATCTTCTAATGTGCTTTTCGAAACTTTCTTCTGATGATGGGCTTTCTTCAGTAAATGAATCGCATCATTAATATCTTTTTCGCTAATTTGACCTTTTTCTTGTGTTTCTTTCACTCGTTCACAATAACGAGACGGAATTATACAATACATGCTATTATCATTAAATAAATAGTCAGCAAACAATATAAATACACAAGTTAAGATCAAAGCAACAACAATGTCTCTTGTACCCATCCATAATATTGCAAATACTAATATTTGTCGTCCTAATGTATATTTCAGGAATTCTTCTTGTGAAGTGCTTAAACCGAGTGTAACATATTTGGATGATATATTTAAAGTTAGCATCACCAATCCTGTGAAGAACTTACTACTATTTAGCGTATAAATATGTTCCATAAATGATTTAAACCAAGTATTTTTCGTTGATTTTTTAGTTTTCATATAATTAAAATTTAGAAAAAATTTTATCATTAAATAATAAGTAGCATGAGTTTGGCATATTATGCAAGTCCTATTAATTTTCAACAAAATGATAAACTTGAATCAAAACGAAAAGAAGCAAAGAAGGATAAACTGAATTTAGATGTTTTAAAGCAAATGGTCCAGCCTAAAGAGAACCAAGTTCAAAACATCCATCAAAATGTCGATAAAGAATTAAAAGAAGAAAATGATTCTATATTAAGCGATTTTTATCAAAAAGAGCTTGAAAATGATATGAATAAAAAAACCGCCAATCAAACACAGTTACAAGATTTCTATCAAAATGAAAAAGTGAATACGGATTACTTAATATCAAATAATGTAAATGCAAATGTAGTCAATCCACAAAATGCATCCTATGCTTCAAATCAAGAACTATTGTCTAAATTGAATCACATTATACAAATGTTTGAAGAACAAAAAGAGATAAAGACAAATCAGAAAAACGAAGAAGTTGTTTTGTATTGTTTTCTCGGTATTTTCGTAATTTATGTGTTAGATTCCTTTGTATATATTGGAAAATATAAACGCGAACTTTAGAGTTTTTGAAATATGAAAACACTTTCGTGTGGAGTGCAACCGATTGTATCAATATGGACCAACTGGTAGCTTTTAGCCAAAGATTGGATATATTCTTTTTGATAAAAAAATAATGTATGTATGTTTTTCCTTTGGTGTTGTTTATCTTTTAAAACTTCTACACATGTAATGGTTTCCATATTTTCATTTGTTCCTGTATCGTTAAAAGTATAAGAATAGTCTTTATGTAACCTAAAATGGCTATTTTCCGGATATTTAAAGAACCCTTTTTTAAGGGATTCCTTGGAATGATAGAACGGGATTATCACATAACCTTTCAATATAATCCATTTGCTGATATTGTAAAAGAATGCTTCTAAATTTTCTATATAATAAAGTTCATTATCTATCAAACTAATATGTGTAAATTCGTGTTCATCAAAACAGAATGGATTCTCTAAAACATCTTGTTTGTGTTTATAAATATTATCCTTGTAATTATATTTACACATTCTTATACATGCTTTAGAACGACTAACGCTTGTTGTTTTCATATTCTTTTTTAGGAGTTGATTTAAATGTCCTCCATGTTTGATTCCTACACATAAATGATTATTGTAGACATGATTGATATAATTAAGTAAATGATTACATAAAACTTTATAATAGATTTCATTGTAAAAAAGATCATCATATAAGAAACAATAAAAGTCATCGTAAATTTCGTCATAAATATATGCATCTTTGTAATGATTCATATTTGAATTGAAACCTTCTTTATGAAATTTTTTTTTTATCATCAATCCAATATAAATGACTAAAATTAGTATTAATAAAAATTCTAAACATTCCATTATAGATATATGATATATTTTTTACGGGTTAAGATGAACTCTATATTTTCAATATATATACATATAGATGATTATCATTGAAGACAAGAGACAAATCTTTAAGGCAAGCTCATTTTCAAACTATAAAAAAAGGGATGTTTCTAAAAAACTTATTTTAGCTCTATATTATGGAAAACTGGAAGAATCTTTTTTCTGGACTTGTGAAATGCTATGTTCTAATATGATGATTGAATTATGGAATTGTTATTTTATATTAATGAGTAAGTACATACATGTATATAATCCAAAGCTACCTATCTATATATTGAAAAAATTTGAAGATTTCAAAAAAATTACAATCCAACATAATAATGATTTGGAATTAAGAAACGTACAATCGGTTCGTTTATGTTTCTGTTCTTTATCCCTTATTTTGTGTTATTCTCAAAAACTCACTATATTAGATGACCTAAAATATAAATTTGACTTTAAGATAGAAAATTTATATGAAAATCTCAAAGCCCCTCATTTGAAGTATATTGATTACATTTATAAAATGCATGACCCTAAGGAGTATATTATTCCATTTAACGAGCTTATATATCATTTACAAGAGACAAAACAAAAAACGGATATTCATTTTTGGATCAATTGGATTATTCAATATGATGTTCTATGTCGTAAAAAGAAGAAAATCATATTATGTGCTTCGCGATCATTTTATAGTGATAAAAATGAAAAATTAGCGCAAAATATAATTTGGATTATATGGGATATTCTTTTGAAAATGGGTAAAGCGATGAAAAATGATACAATGATACATATTATAAACAGTTTATTTGAATTATTTACCATAAAATATGTTGTCTCTTGTAATAAATCGCGGGTCCATATTATTTATCACGTGATAGAATTAGTTTTGTTAGGAAATCAAGTAGATATGAATATAGATATTCTGAAAAACAAAGAGGCGCTTAAAAACATAGAGCAAAATATCGATACTATTTTCGAACAAATCAAGAAGAATGAAACCACTCATGAAGAAGATACGAAAAAAACGAAAAAGGAGATTAAAATGGATTTGTATCAAAATATCTATAATAATTTATCCACGTAGTATATAAATGGTTAAGAATACATTAAAAAATACAATGAGTGAAGTATATAATGTTACAAATAATAATGCAACATTTAAAAAAAATGTATATGATTTTAATGGTAAATTAAATGCATTAAATACTTCTACTTCTAAAAATACAAATAATATATTGAAATCCAAAAATATGGGAAATAATAATAATTCAAACACACCTTCCAATTCTTCTTTTAGCAATTCGTTTGAAAGTAAAGAAAAAGTTTCTTCTTTGCTTAGTTTTATTCCGTATATTTTATTATTTCTATTCATAGTAGTTTGTATATTTGTAATTTTCCGTTATAAAGATAAGATTCGTGAAATATTTGAAAAGTATTTTTCTGAATCCTCAACCAATAATGAGAAAGAAAAAGAATTAGAAAAAAAACTAAAAGACGAAAAAGAAAAAGTATCACAATTAGAAATAGAAAAAGAAGAAACTAAGAAAAAAGAAGAAACGAAAAAGGAAGAAACAAAAAAAGAAGAAACTAAGAAAAAAACAAAATCTGTAGAAAGTCCATTAAAACAACAATATAGTGAATCTCAAATTGTAAAAGAAGATGGTTACTGTTTTATAGGGACTGATAATCAAATGAGACATTGTGTAGATGCCTATAGTGGAGATATATGCACTTCTGGTGATATATACCGCCGTATGGATGATTGTTTAATTCCTAAATTATCTTCAAATAATCAACAATGTTATTTTTAGAGACTTGAATGAAAAGTATATTGTGGATCTAAATTTAATGATGTATTGTCTCCAAATACACCCGAATTAGAAGCTGGCTTTGTTAGTATAGGTTGATTTAAACATTTTTGTGATTCAACTAAGGATCTAATCCGAGCATTCGTCATAGATTTATACTTTGATTTTCCAGATCTTGCAAAATAAGCAAAAGAACTTCTCGTTGATTCTTTTTGTTTATTATAACTCTTTAATACACCTGCTTTTCGTCTCATTTTATAAATTTCATAACTTGGATTTGTCTCTGTCATTTTTATATTTCTTCCTGTACTGCGTCCTATAATATCGGGTGTTACTTGATTATTTCCGGTTTCTCTTGTTTTCAAGTATCGCATGCGTTGTAATGCAATACGAGGCTCTTCTGGATCTAATAACCAATTTGTTGTTTTACGATTCTCTTCCGTATTTTCAATATTTGGATTATATGATATATTCGTACATGGCATACGTTCATCATCAAATACAATACTAATACTCATTTTATATTAGTATTATATTTTATCTACTTTTAAAGCAATCAAAGGTTCTATTTTTAAACTATCTTTATTTTTAAAATCACAAGGACATTCGTGTAATTCTGGCATTTTATGTTGCATACAATAACATTGATTACAACTAGCACACGTGAAGCAAATAAGTTGCTTCTTCTTACAATACACACACTTTTGTTTTTTAGGCAACGTCATTTTATACATTATCTCACATTATAGAATAATTTCAATTTTTTAATCGGTTTTCTCATCTTCGGTTTTCGTCTGAACGACTTCGCTTAGACCGTGATCGGTCATAGTGGTAACAATATTGTCTCCTTCAAACATTTCTTTACGAATCTCTTCCATACTTGCATTTACGCCTAAATTCTTTTCTGTGGTATTCATATTTTCAATACTAATTAATTCTCCCTTTTCATTAATGGTTTGTGTAAGCTTATTACCATGCTCCTCTGCTGATTTTTGATTTTCACTCATTGCCTTCAATTTCGATTCTTTCACACGGTTCTCAAAAGCAATTTTCGCCTTTTCTTCATTTTTATTTTTCTCATGCATAAGTTCATTTAGTTCTTTCTCCAAATATTCTACTTTTCCAGTCTTATAAGCATCTGGGTGAAACGGAACCCATATACCAACCGGTCCAACATATACATCATGATTTGGATCCACTTCTCGCAACATTTTACAACGAAGTTCAGCTTCGGCTTGTGTAGGAAACACACCACGAACCTTAATACCACGAACAGAAGTTTGAAAACTATGTTCTTTAACATATTGCTCTTCTAGTTTAGTATCATTTTTATCAATAAATTGATCGAAATCTTCTTGAAGATTATAACGCATATCCTCACCTTCTGTGTCACTAAATTGTTTTAGATCATTCATTACTTCTTCTTGATCCAATCCATATTTGAATGTGAGAAAGTTGGAATATTTTGTTAAAAGTTCAGCGGATTTATTAAAATGATATTGTTTAGCAAATTCTTGGAAAAAAAATATTTCCTTGTTTTTAATCACCTTTTCAGGAGATACGAAAGAAAGACAAACAAATTTTTGTTCTGCGATTGGTCTATCTTCATCCAAAAGATCAACTTGAGCGCTCATTATATATTTTTATTCTTCATGTTTTTATATTTTTTTTCTTATTATATATTATAATTTTAACATGAACCTTAATTTCCAAGAAGTATTAAAGCGCGTAATCAAATACCTTGTTGAAGGTTTAATGGTGGCTATTGCTTGCTATGCAATTCCAAAAGCATCTTTAAAGTTTGATGAAATTGGTCTCATTGCTTTAACGGCGGCTGCTACATTCTCTATTTTAGATACGTATGTGCCTTCTATGGGCGAAACCGCACGCACGGGTGCTGGATTCGGTATCGGCGCGAATCTTGTGCGTTTCCCAGGAGGATTTTAAATAAATTATAAATAATCACTTTATACCAATTATTCATTTAGAATATCTATATGGTTGGTATAAAGTCCCATTTCAATTCATCGCATATTTTCCTCCAAATTTCATCTTGTTCTATTTTTTTCTGTTCCTTTAGCATCGGAAAATGAGGCAAGTATTTGGTTTCTCCTAATAATTCACATAATTTGTATAATGTATAATAATAATTTAAGAAATTTACACGATCCGTAGGGCAAAACTTTGCATAAGGCACTTGAATATCTATAAATAAATTACACAATGTTTCTTCTAGCTGTGGAGTCATAATAGGTGGTTTTATACCCAATTTATCCTTTATAAACGTAATGTGTTCGTAATATTTATTATGACCTAATTTCTTCAATATCTCCTTTGTTTTTTTATTGGTTAATGTGCTTAATTGTATGCGCTCTTTTTTAATTTGCTGTTTAATACTTTCTATTACAGATAGAGGTATATCGGTTGTCTCTTTTGCTTGAAATTGAGCCAATATTTCTTTAAAGTGGTTTATTCTACGATATGCATAAAAAGAAATCTCTTTAGGAGGCTCTTTATAAGTAGGTTTATCGTTATGTATTAAGTATTTTACAAATACATGACAATGGTTGCAAATCAATAACCCATCGCTAGCGGATTGTATCATTTCTCCTTTGTTGCATTTAGAACATGTTTGTATAGAATCCTCTATATCCATATAAAGAGAGCCATACATATCAAAATTGTTTTTTCGCATATATGTCTCAATACACTGATTATATTCATTTTTATTTATCATTTCATTATTTTTTGATTTATTAAAAAAATGATGAATCATTTTCTTTGGATTGTTGTTTTGTTCGATATCTTTTTTTATTTCAAAATATTGAAACAAATCATTATAATTTTCCAAAAAGTATCCGTTTATTTTTTCTTCGCATTGTTTAATCTTTTTTTTATATTTATCAATTTTCTCATCTATTAATATTGTTTTTTCTTCTATTGTTTCTTCAAGTTTCTTTTTTTCATATTCTTGAATCTTATTCTTATATTTCTCAATAGAATGCTGATATTTATTCTGAAATATATCAATTTTACTGGAATATAATTGATCTATCGTATATTTCGTGTTTTGCATATAATTTTAATTTATGTTGTTTTTTTATATATTTAATCATCACTATTAATAATGAAAGTAGATTTGACGAAATACACACCAAAAGAATTATCTAAAATTTTCTTTATTATAAACGCAATTGAAGACGGTTGGAGTGTAAAAAAGAATAAAGAATTATATATATTTTCAAAGCATAAAGGTAAAGAAAAACAAGTATATGAGGAAAAATATTTGGAACGTTTCGTGCAAAAATATTTTAATATTAATTAATTAAGGAAATTGAATTTTTTTTTCTTTTAGTATATTATAAAAAAACATGGGAGGAGGATTGATGCAACTTGTCGCTTACGGCGCCCAAGATGTTTATCTTACGGGCAACCCACAAATCACTTTCTGGAAGGTAACTTACCGCCGCCACACTAACTTCGCGATGGAATCCATCGAGCAAACTTTCAACGGTCAAGCTGATTTCGGCCGACGTGTAACGTGCACGGTTTCCCGCAACGGTGACCTTGCATACCGCACATACCTTCAAGTGACCCTTCCTGAAATCGGTCAAACTCTTAACTCGTCTGGTGATGTTTACGCTCGCTGGTTAGATTTCCCAGGTCATCAACTTATTGAGAACGTAGAAGTTGAGATCGGAGGTCAACGCATTGAGAAGCAATACGGCGACTGGATGCACATCTGGTGCCAACTTACCATGGACAAGAACCAAGAAGCTGGTTACTACAAGATGGTTGGTAACACCACCCAACTCACCTTCGTTACGGATCCTTCATACGCGGATGTTGATGGACCTTGTGATTCCAACGCTCCTCGTCAAGTGTGTGCTCCTCGCAACGCGCTTCCTGAGACCACCCTTTACGTGCCTCTTCAATTCTGGTTCTGCTGCAACCCAGGTCTCGCACTCCCACTCATTGCTCTTCAATACCACGAGGTGAAGATTAACCTTGACCTCCGCGCAATTGATGAGTGCCTCTGGGCTGTATCCGAACTTGCTGCTGGTGATGGCGCAGACAAGAAGGTTTCCAACGCTTACTCGCAATCCCTCGTTTCGGCTTCCCTTTACGTGGATTACATCTACCTTGACACGGATGAGCGCCGCCGCATGGCTCAAAACCCACACGAATACCTCATCGAGCAACTCCAATACACGGGTGCTGAGTCGGTTGGTTCGTCCGCAAACAAGGTTCGCCTCAACTTCAACCACCCGTGCAAGGAGCTTGTGTGGGTAGTCCAACCAGACTGCCACGTTGATTACTGCTCGTCATTGATTGATGGCAACACCCTCTTCAGTGCTCTTGGCGCTCAACCATTCAACTACACCGACGCTGTAGATGCTCTTCCGAACTCCATCAAGGCATTCGGCAGTGATGCTGGTGTAAGTGGTTCGACCGCATTCATCAGCAACTCCTTCTTTGAGAGTGCTGATGCTGTTGATGTAACGACTGCTGCCGATAGCACTGTTGCGACTTCGGGAGTGTCGGATGCGGGCACCTTCGTTCTTGCGGAGACCTCGCTTGACATGCACTGCTGGGGTGAGAATCCAGTGGTTACGGCTAAGCTTCAACTTAACGGCCAAGATCGCTTCTCGGAGCGTGAAGGAACTTATTTCGACCAAGTTCAACCATGGCAACACCACACCCGTGCTCCTGACACCGGCGTTAACGTTTACTCGTTCGCGCTTCGCCCAGAAGAGCACCAACCATCGGGCACCTGCAACATGTCCCGCATTGATAACGCAACCCTTCAACTCGTGCTTTCCAACGCTACGGTTGAGGGCACCAACACCGCTAAGGTCCGTGTGTACGCGCGCAACTACAACGTGCTCCGCATCATGAGTGGTATGGGTGGTCTTGCATACTCCAACTAAGCGTTTTGATGAATATCTTTAAATAATATATTAGTTGAATATACTAATATATTAATGAATGACTACTATTATCACGAAATCATCACAAAATATATACCTATACAAGATCGTTGTGTATTAAATAAACAAACTAGATATTTAATGGGTATAAAAAAGAAAAAGAAACTCTTCAATTTATATGTGAATATTATTATACATAACGGATTTCCTTGCTTCCGTTACTGTGTTTGTCATATTGCGGAACACACAGATATCATGAGATATTTTTATTCACTTTGCAATCCTTTGCTTTAATTTCCCAATCGCTTGACCGGGATTTAATCCCTTAGGACACGTATTAGAACAATTCATGATCGTTTTACACCGATATAGTTTCATAGCATCATTCACAAATTCTATGCGTTCTTCCGTATTCTCATCTCGCGAGTCTTCAATCCAACGATAAGCTTGCATAAGAACCGCAGGACCTAAATATTCATCCGAATTCCACCAATAACTCGGACAAGATGTACTACAACAAGCACACAATATACATTCATACATACCATCCAGTTTTTTTCTATCTTCGATACTCTGTATGTGTTCTTTATTATCACTCGGTTTTGTTGAATGAAGCCACGGCTTGATAGTTGCATATTGTTCGTAGAAATGCTTCATATTTGGAATCAAGTCACGCACAATCGGCATATGTGGAAGCGGATATAATACCATTTTTGGTTTTAAAGGTGTTAAACAAGCCAGTGTATTTTTTCCGTCAATATTCATAGCACAAGAACCACATATACCTTCACGACAAGAGCGACGAAAACCTAAACTGCTATCTAAATGATCTTTAATATAAATTAAAGCATCTAAAACCATAGGTCCACAAGAATCTCGGTCTATTTTAAAGTTTTGCATATGTGTCTTATTTTTAGAAGAACGATATACACGAATAATGGATGACATTTTATTATATCATAGGATATTTATTTATATAAATATGCAAAAGTAACAATTGAATGTATACCTATATTTGTTACACGAAATCCAGTTTTCCAAGCCTGGCGTTTTATATAATCTGAAATAATGGCACCACAAGATACATAAGAATGAAAAGAAAAATTACATATCATTGCACTATACATAATATGAGTATTCCAATTCATTTTTGTCTCTACATACGAAAAAAACATACAAGGCAATAAAGTAAAATTTAGTTTATGATACTTATGAACGATTGAGGATTGCTTGTCCGGAGAAAGAATTTTCATATTAGATATAAGTTTGTTTTATATTTAAATATATTTGATTATATTTAAGTAAATATGAAAATATCACCACACGTTTCTATCTATTCATTTCCTATCAGTGCAATCACTTCTATATTAAATCGTATTACAGGCACCGCCTTGACCGGAATGTATATTGGCGGAGGTTTTAGCAAAATTGGCGGATATGATATGATTTCATTTTATGAATCTTTATCTAAATTACAAAAAACAGGCGTAGACCTTTGTCTCTTATTTCCAACCGTATATCATACATTTGGAGGCATCCGACACTTTTTATGGGATGCATACCCGAAACTATTGACGAACCAAAAAGTAACAAGAAGCTCTTACTTCCTACTCGGTATTTCATTTGTCTCTACCGGTGTTCTCGAATATATGGATATATTATCAATGTTAAGAATATAAATATATTTTTCTTCTTATTTTTATATGAATGCTTTGAAAAGACTATCAAGAGTTCAAGAACACGTATTTGATGCACTTGTCATTGGTGCTGGTGGCGCTGGATTAAGAGCTACAATGGGTCTTGCGGAAAAAGGTTATGAAGTTGCTTGTGTTTCAAAACTATTTCCAACTCGTTCTCATACAGTAGCCGCACAAGGAGGTATCAATGCTGCGCTTGGTAATATTACACAAGATGATTGGAAATGGCATTTTTATGATACGGTAAAAGGTAGTGATTGGTTAGGCGATCAAGATGCAATACATTATATGTGTAAAGAGGCTCCAAAAGTAGTTCATGAATTAGAACATTATGGTCTTCCATTTTCAAGAACAAATGAAGGTAAAATATATCAACGAGCATTTGGAGGACAAAGTTTAGATTATGGAAAAGGAGGTCAGGCTTATCGTACTGCTTGCGCGGCCGACCGCACGGGACACGCAATGCTACATACATTGTATGGTAAATCATTAAATTTTAATGCAAATTTCTTCATTGAATATTTTGCATTGGAACTTCTTATGAATGAAGATAATACAAAATGTGTTGGTGCTCTTGTATATAATATGGAAGATGGTGTATATCATATTATAAAATCAAATCATACTGTAATTGCTACGGGTGGTTATGGACGTTGTTATTTTTCCGCAACAAGCGCGCATACTTGTACTGGTGATGGAAACGCAATGTGTATCCGTCAAAATATACCATTACAAGATGCGGAATTCGTTCAGTTTCATCCAACAGGAGTATATGGTGCGGGTGTTTTACTAACCGAAGGTTGTCGTGGCGAAGGGGGGTATTTAATCAATGGAAAGGGTGAGAGATTTATGGAAAGATACGCACCAAGTGCAAAAGATTTAGCAAGTCGTGATGTAGTTTCTCGATCGATGATGATTGAAATTCTTCAAGGACGAGGTGTCGGAGAAAAAAAAGATCATATATTATTGGCATTAAATCATTTACCAAACGAATTATTAGAACAGCGATTACCTGGAATATCGGAAACCGCAAAAATTTTTGCAAATGTAGATGTTACCAAAGAACCTGTTCCTGTAATTCCAACCGTTCATTATAACATGGGAGGTATTCCAACAAATTATAAAGGGCAAGTCATTTCTCCAACAAAAGAAAACGAGAATCGTATTATTGAAGGGTTATGGGCTGCAGGAGAAGCGGCATGTAGTTCCGTTCACGGAGCAAATCGTTTAGGTGCAAACTCTCTTTTGGATATTGTGGTATTTGGAAAAGCTTGTGCGGAAAATATCCATGTTGAACTGGAGAAAACAAAAAAGACAGATATATATGATATAGAAACATTAGATCATTTTGTAGAGAAATATGAGAGTTATATAAATAGATCCGGAGATATACGCGTTGGTGAACTTCGTTTGGAAATGCAAAAGATAATGCAAAAACATGCAGGTGTTTTTCGTAATACAATATTATTGGAAGAAGGTGTTGAAAAAATGAGAAATATTTATAAAAAATTTGATCGTGTATGTATTCAGGATAAATCACACGTATTTAATACGGAGTTTGTAGAAATGCTTGAACTTAAAAACTTGTTGGAAAATGCTTGGATAACCATGGAAAGCGC